AGCCAAAAGTAGCAGTTTGACCCGTTAAGGTAAAGCTACCAACATCACAGACTAAAGTTGTGCTAGAAGCGGTCAAACTCACGTCTTGACCTGTTAAAGTAAAACTACCCGCCGCCATGACTATGGTATCTGTTGCGCTATCAGAGCCTTGACCGGGAGGCGTTACGGTCCCTACAACGCACGAAGGAGCGAGTAAATTGTCTGGAGACAACCCAGATATGCCTGCAAAACCAACAGGGTTAAATCCATGTTGAACAGCCCTTTCTTGAGTCAAATTCGGCTCCGGCCTCGCATCCTTCAACGCTTGAGGGTCATCCACTTTTCTAATTGAGGGTGTTTTCGCTCATATTCATCTGGTCCAACTAAAAGACCATTCCATTCTCGCTTCATTTCACGATAGAGATACCTCTGACCACTTCGATCAGAAATACCGTAAGCGTGTTTTCCTGTAGCGAATCTTGCCATCAACCGACCCTATAGTATTCATATTTAGGGACAACGTTGAAACTTGCCCTGTCCCTATCCTCTGTCATAGCTCTTTCAAACTCTTCTTCATAAACACTTTTTAAAAGCTGTGTTCTATTTGGCGCTCTCTTAAGAGAAATATAATATGCAAGACCCGCCGCTAAACACGGATAAAATCTAAAAGGAACATCTAAAGTTCCATCCTGAGTAACAGCATCATCCATTCTTGTTAACGCATTATAATAAACAACATCTGTAGCATTCTCAGGAACCGGCCACAGTTTTAAAACAGGCGCAACCTGCCTGTCTAAGAAAAATTGGTTTGGTCTGCTTTGAGTAGTTTTCTCAGGAATGTTAAGATACTCATCTCTACTTAGCCTATCTAAAGAAAAATCGGTCCCATCTCTTCGCACAACAACAGAAAGAATATCAATTGTGTCTGGGGCTATTGCGTAATTGCCGGTGCCCTGTGTAAGTTCCAAAGTTCTTTCTTTAATAGTCCATTGGTTCAACCCTCTATTAGCCCACTCTGCTAACATTAAATTTAAAGAGCGTTTGGCTGTTTTCAGGTCATAACCGGTGCGAACCTCAAGTCCACATCGTTCAAACGCCTCTTCCACATAATCTGCAACGTTTAAAGCAAATTGAGAAAAACTCGACCCGCCAACGGTTTCAACTGTACCGCCCATTCCAGAGTGGTTGATACAATAATAAAACAAATTCGGAGCATTATCTGCAACATTGATCTCAATGTAAGCTCCTGATTCTCCGGCCGTACCATTAACAGTGACGCCCGTGGTATATGCGGACCCTGAGTTGTGCGTTCCGTCCCTAGTTTCGGAGAACCTAAACCCATGCGTGGAAAGAGTTGAATCAGATAAATCAAAACGATACACAGACCCCTCTGTCAACGCTAAAGGCATTTGACGCATATTATTAATATAATATTTGTTTCCGTCGCTTGTTGATTTAACAGTGACAGTAAGGTCTGTATAGTTTGGCATATCTTATTTCTTCTTCTTAACCATGCCGCCGCCGCGCATTTTCTTAACCATGCCACCGCCACGCATTTTCTTAACCATGCCACCGCCACGCATTTTCTTTGTTTTTGTCATTTTTTTTCTAGGTCTCATTGCCATTTTTAAGTCTCCTGTACAAGTTTGATCTATGGTCGAATAATTCACGAGCGTTATAATCTCGCTCATAAATCTTATAATAACCTCTTTTTGCTAGTTTGTCTGCGCTTTCTTGCAATTTTGATAATCTTTGAACAAAGATCATTGCATACTCTTTGTCCACAAGCGCTTCAAAATCTGAGGCCACGTCTGCTACGAATTCATTACCGTCGTCATCTGGGTGAAAACCCATTAACCAAATATCTTTATCAATAAACATGCCTTGAGAAATAGCTTTGTTCATCTCATGCAAATAATCATGGAAGGATTCAGGATCTTTTTCAAAATCTAAATCTATAATTATAGCTACTTCAAAGTTGTCGTCAAAAGCACTTACCAATGAATACAAACATTGAAATGAGTTTTCGTATTTAAAAATAATTGAAACTTTGCCGTCTTGCCACGCTTTTTGTGCAAAAGGACAAGCGGGCATATCATTAAAAGAAGGGTTTTTTTCTTCCAAAACTGTTTTGGACCATTGTAAAAGTTCTTTTACAATATTTCTTTCCAAGGTTGGTTCTAGAAACTCAAGTCGCATTATGAAGAAACCGATCCAGACGTATATTTACGCCTATTTGCCATTACCTTCCCACCCCCTCTAGCCACTATTTTGCCGTTTTTTGCTTTGGGGGTCTTCCTCTTCGCTTTGGTGCTGACGATTTCTCCACCGAACGCTGCAAATTTAACTTCTGCCGCTTTTGTGTTTTTGACAACTTGTTTGCCTCTTGCACCTTCTTTTTTCTTTTTTCGGGCTGTGGACGCTCTTTCGCTTTTTGAGAGGCTGTTTGCTTTTGACCTAGGAAGACACCTATCAGGATTTTTTTTATCTTTTGAAGTACCGCATTTACCTTTGATTTCACCATCAGAGCCAATCCTTACCCAATCCTGTTTTAACCATTCTTTAAGTTCTCCCATTACCTACCCTTTCGTTTACCGCCTTTTGATTTTTTGGCGTAGTTCGGATCTTTACAATATTTAGACGCTGCTAAGTTTGCATACGCAGAAGGATAAGTATCAAAAGTTCGTTTTGCCCAAGCTTTTCCTTCAGGACAAATTTTACTTCCTTTACTTTTTTTTGAGGCTTCTCCACCTTTTCTAAAATAAGACAATCCTCTCGGAGTTTTCATTTTTTTCATTCCGGGCATTAGCATTTCCACCTTTTTCTTGCCTGTCTCAAACGAGAGTTAGGGTTCTTTGCGGCCTTTGGAAACTTCTTCATTTGGCCTGCAGAACGGGCACAAAACGATTTTCTACGTTTTGCATCTTTACTCCCCTTCTTCACTTTACCTGTAACTGCGGTTTGAAGTTTTGAACCGGGATTTTTCTTTCTGTAAGCTTTTACACCCGCCGCAGTCATCCCCGCCCCTTTTTCTGTGGGGCGAAAATTCTTTTTATTGCGCTTCGGCATATTATCGCTTTTGCGCTTTTTATTCTTTGACGACTTCGTTTTAACCTTTGAAGCCATAACAATACCTAACTAAAGAAAATCGTTAAAGCAGTTACATTGGTGGCAACGCTTACATGAACGTCACTAGTGCACAAGATACCTTCGTCTGGTATATTTACAGAGTGAGAATCTGACGCTTTAAAATCAAGATCCAAAACAGTGCTTCCACCATTCCCATCTGTAATCGTTAAGCGACCTGCACCTGAAGAATTAGTCAAAACCTGAATCTGACGCAATCTGGCACGGCCTACAGAGGCCGCCCCAGTTCCGGTCAGACGTTTTGCTCTTACATCTGAATTAGCCATTACAACCCCTTATTAAGCAAGATTGTTGTTTTGAGCATATAGAATAGTAACACGAATTTCGCCTGCAGATGTTGCGGCAGAGTTTGTTACTGTCAGACGAATATCAGCACTTCCGGTGTCTTCCCAAGCCAAAGCACCACCAGATTGTGTGGTCGGATACTTACGGCCTGCAGTGGTTCCAATTGCAAATGTGTTGACAAGTGTTGCTGCACCACCAACGGTGTCACCTACGCTTATGTTTGTTGCTCCGCTTGCCGCTGTAATTACGTCAAGTACACAATCAATGATTTGTGAATTTGCAGGAATGACCACGTCCGTAACGGACGCAGCTAATGCACCACCTGATAAATCAGCCGCAAAAGTCTGAGACATCACAACCTGACCAACATTTGCAATGTCAGTACCTAAAGATGTTCCTGTAGTATTTTTAATTGTGCCCGCTTTAATCGGACCTGAAAAAGTTGTTGTACCCATGCTATACTCCTGTCTTGGGTTAAGTCAGTTGCCCAATGCAACTGTCAGGGATAATTTTACTATACATAAAAAAGAAAAAAAAGAAAGGGGCAACAAATGTTGCCCCAATCAACTGGGAGGAAAAAATCAATATGAATTGATCTTCCTCATTATAGCACAGTTTATGCTCCGGGTGTACCAAAAACACAACGCCAGTCAGAAACACCAAAGCTATAACGCTCTCGTGCCTTGAATCGCATGTTTCCTGTGTCGAAGTCACCTTCCATTGCGGTTTTGATTGGCGCACGGTTGAAGTATTTAAAACCGTTTGGTGCGTCAGTCTTAATGAAAAATGCATCAGTATCTGTTAAGAAGTGGTTTACGACCGCTCCTTCTGGAAGCATACCCATGTTTTTCATTGCGTTTGCGTCATTGTCCGCAGTTCCTACACGAAGGTTTGAATTCATTACACGCTCTGCAATAAACTGCAGTTCTTTTGGAATAATAAGTTTCATACCGCGTACAGCAATTTTGAGACCACGCTCATCGGTGAAACCTGCAATGTCAATCAACATCTGCTCAAGAGAAGTTTCATTGAGATCTGCCGCTGTTGACAATAGGTTACGTTGGTTACCCGACAATGATGGGTGTGCATTAGAACACAGAGCCGCACCGTCACCAATCGCATTTGCACCAGTATTGAACGCGTTGTTCAAGATAGATGCAGCTTTGATTTGCTTTGTCTGCGCCATTGAGCGAGCCAGAGCTTTTGTGTAACGAGATGCGAGACGATCATAAAGATTGTCCTCAACCGCTTCTTCCGTAATTGAAAACGCAAGAGCAATTGTCTCATGGGTGTAACGTGCAGTGTATGTTTCCTGTGCATCGTCAAAGTTGATGGCTGCGCCCTCTCCTTTAACCGGTGCTGTGGAAAAACCACCTAGCATTACTTCCTCTTCGAATGCACGATCCGAAGATTCTTCTTCAAAGATTTCGGCATGTTCGTTTTCATAACGATCATACTCAAGTCCGAACAAGGCGTTAAGGCCGGGTTCTAACTCTTTCGCTAATTGTGCGCGAGAAATAGCCATATTTCAGCCCTCCTTATATGCCAGTTGACAACGACGTTGTCTGTGAAGCCGAGGCTGCCACAGGCGCGTTGTGATGAAAGTTAAAACGAACAACATAGTTAACACCTGCGGCGTCAAAATCCAAATTCGCTTCATCGCCTGTTAGGCCGACTACACGCATGAATAGTGTCGCTGTCGTTGCAACAGTAGAGATGTCCATCTCTGCAGTAGAACGACCAGTGCTTGTTGAACCACTTGTTGCAGTCGCCAGTGAGACGTTTGCAAAAACGTTTGACAGAGCAGTTGCACGGTCTGTAGAAGATCCGTCCGCTGCAACCATAAACAATTGGTTCGGATTGTCCGCCACGAAGGCTTTCACTGGATGGTTCGTATCAACGCTAACGTTGTTTGAACCGGGCCAAAAGTTCTTGAAAACTGGTTTCTTGCTAGAACTATCGACATATTCTACGCCCATAAGGACTCCAAGAGCGGGAACAGTACCACCGTTGGCATTGCCAACAATATCTATCACACCGGCAGCCAGTGGAATCACTGGCGAATACTGGAAGATAGCATTCGTATTGTTTGATGCAATCTCATACTGAGTTACACCAGTGGTATTTGCGCCTGCGCCGTTAAGCCCAATAGGACGAAGACCAAAGGCAGTATCTTGATTTGCCATTTAATATTCTCCTTATCAGGGCGACCCCTAACTTCGTCGAGGGCCACCGAAGGTTACACGAGATTGACGGTCTGGTTTAGAGATCGTCATGGTTGAATGTTGGTTCTGTGCCATCAACTCAGAATCAATCGCTTCTACCTGATCCGCATTACGCGCTTGATAGTACGCGTTGCGTTCATTTGCGGTTTCTTCTGGTATTCGGGCCAAAACTAAGCCACCAACGCCAAAAACACCTGAATATCTTCCTGAATCAACTACCGGGGCCTCAAAGTCAGGAAACTCGTCCTTACGAACTAATTCCCAACCTTCACGCATTTTTGCGCTGATGTTCTTCGTATCATCAAACCCACGCGTTTCTGCGCGAATCCAACGATGCTTAAAACCATCCGGTGCAGGTGGTGCATCTAACATTGTAGGAGGAGACCACGGCCTACGCTGCGCCGTCTTCTCTCTCGTTTCATTTGCACGAGAAGTTCGCTTTACTGTATCTGTCATGTTGCTTACTCCTTAACGTGTTTCGCGTATGCTTCAAGCGGCACACCCAATTTTTTCGCTATTGCGACTTGGCTAGGGGTGAGTCTAACCTTTTTCCCACTGCTGCGCCCAGAAGA